AGAAAAACCCCGTCACGCTTATCGGCGTGCCTTGGTCCTAAACTAGAAAAAGGGTTTTCCGATGGCGAACAGATTTTGGGTCGGTGGTTCTGGAACTTGGGACACCACAAGCACGGCAAACTGGGCTGCGACGACTGGCGGCGCTCCCGGTGCGTCGGCTCCTGTTGCTGCGGATGTTGCGATCTTTGACGCAAACTCTGGAACTGGCATCGTAACGCTGGGGGCGACAGTCACTATTTTCCGAATTACTTGGAACAACTACGCTGGTTCGTTTCAGCCATCGACATTTGAAATCAACATTGTCGGCGACGGCGTGACACCTCTTTGGCAGGCAGGTACGACGGCAACCTTTCTTGCCGTCCCAACTGTGAATTTCACATATTCAGGAGCCAATGCTCGGTCCGTAGTAATCGGATATACTGCGGGTTTTCTCAGAAACATCAACGCCAACATCACGGCAGGCTCTGGCACGTTTACGATCACGGGCACTTCCCACATAAACAACTTCAACTGCACTGGGTTTTCTGGATCGCTTGCCCCAGCGATTTTGCATCTGACTGGAAACGTGACGTTCAGCGCGTCTATGACGCTTGTTGCGGGAACCCAAGTTGTCAACTTCACAGGCCCCGCGACTAGGACGATCACGACAAATGGCGTCACCATTGATCGACCCATCGCCATCCCAGCCGAGGCCAGCGGTGGTGTGGTCAACTTTGCAGATGCCCTGACGCAAGGATCAACCCGAGCCTTCACCTTCACTGCCGGAACATTAAAGCTCAAGAACGGCGTAACAAGCACGGTCGGCGCCTTTGCGACATCCAGCACAGAACAGAAGTTCCTTAGTTCAACTGTCTCTGGATCTCAGGCCACGCTGACGCAAGCGGGCGGAAGGGTGAACGCTTCTTATCTCACCATCGAGGACATCGATGCAACAGGCGGTGCGACTTGGGACGCCTTTACAAACCGCCGAAACATTGATGATGGGAACAACGATGGCTGGAACTTTCTGTCCATCCCGTACCCGGTATTCGGAAGCATCTTTAGACTAATCTTCAAGCCGGTCATCCAATAAAGGAGGCAGACATGCCAGCAACGACCAAGACGCTATCTGCTGAGAACACCTTCACGGATGCGGTTCTCATCATCGGAGACTTTAACATCTCCATCGTGGCCAGCACCTCGCCGGCGTTCAGCGGCACGGTGACAGCGCAACGCTCCACCGATGGCACCGTCTGGCGCGACGTTGACACCTGGGTCAGCACCTCGGCAGAGGAAGTCGGCTACGATCCGATGAAAAACTTCTACCGGGCCGGCATCAAGACGGGCGGCTATACGGCTGGATCTGTCTTGATCACGCTGAATGGCTACGACAACTGGCCGCCGCGTTACTGATATGGCGAAGTCCCCGGCCTGGACCAGAAAAGAGGGCAAGAACCCCAAAGGCGGCCTCAACGCCAAGGGGCGCGCCTCTGCGAAGGCCGAGGGCATGAACCTGAAGGCCCCGGTGAAGTCTGGCGACAATCCTCGCCGGGCTTCATTCCTCGCGCGCATGGGCAACATGCCGGGGCCTGAGTATAAAGACGGTGAACCGACGCGCCTGCTGCTGTCTCTGAAGGCATGGGGCGCGTCCAGCAAGGCAGATGCCAAGAAAAAGGCTGCGGCCATTTCGAAGCGGAACAAGGTGAAGTGACATGACACCCGAGATGCTCTGGAGCGCCGCACTTTCCGCCCTTCTGGGCCTTGTCGGGTGGATCTTGAAGGGGCATTCAGACGAGGTGCAGCGTCTTCAGATTTTGCTTAATCGCACGCGCGAAGAGATGGCGCGAGATTACGTCACAAAGACTGACGTGCAGTCCAGCATGAACATGCTCATCACGCGCATTGACAACCTCGACAACAAGATCGACGCGCTGCTGCGAAGTTTGGCGAAGTAGGACGCAAACTCAGGAGGGCACGATGGTACTTGAACACTGGATCTGGCCTGCCGGCGCAGTGGCAATAGGTTTGCTGTTTTGGTTCAGCGGCGATGGCTGGTATAGGTATCCCTGCCAAGATCCGGCAAACTGGAGCGCGATTGAGTGCCAGCCGCCGATCTGCCTTCGTACAAAGAATTGCGCTGACGATTTAACTGGAGGGGCCGCGCCATGAAAAAGAACGATCCTGACTATCTGGAAAGTAAGCTGCGCTATTTTATCGGCGTTTCGCTCACCATGATCTTGGGCGGCAGCATCTTTATCATTCTATACAGCTTGGTTTTCGTTACCCAGCCTCTCGGAGAGAGCAGCGAGAACGACCGGGCGCTGTTTGCCATCCTCACCCCGATTGCCAGCTTTATCACTGGTGCTTTGGGCGGCGTAATGGCTGCTGGCAACAACCGCAAACGCGACGAACCGCAGGAGACGCAAGAATGATTGGAAAGATGATTGGAATGTTCGTTGGCCGCAAGGCTAAGGCTAAGGCGGTCGATGCTGTGCTGGATAAGGTGAACTTGCCAGATCCCGTTGAGAACGCGATCAAGATTGCCGCCACGGGCAACGTCGGAGATCTTCTCGGCGGCATGGGCAAAGACATGGCGAAGGAAGCTGTGTTGGGCGCTGTCCTGAAGAAGGTGAAAAAGAAATGAGCCTTCTGACCGAAGCCCAACTGGCTGTGATGATCCCGACCAACAAAGAAGTCGGCGAATGGTGCGCTGCCCTTAATGAAATGCTGCCCAAGTACGGCATCACCACCGACAAGCGGATCGCGGGCTTCATCGCCCAGTGCGCCCATGAGAGCATGGACTTCCGCGTCTTGCAGGAGAACCTGAACTACAAGGAGGCCACCCTCCTGAAGGTGTTCCCGCGCTACTTTGGCCCCGGCAAAGAGAACGCCGCAGAGTATGCTGGAAAGCCCGAGAAGATCGCCAACTACGTCTACATGGACAAGAACCGCTCCAAGGGCGGCGCTCTTGGCAATGTGAAGGAAGGCGACGGGTGGCTTTTTTCTGGAAAAGGTCTGAAGCAGGTTACTGGCCGTGCAAATACGACTGCATTCGGCAAGACCGTTGGCATGATTGCCGAGGAAGCCGCCGCGTACCTCCTGACCAAGAAGGGCGCACTTGAGAGCGCGCTGTGGTTCTGGGGAAGCCGCAACCTGAACGAAGTTGCCGACACTGGCGACCAAGTGCGGCTCACGAAGATCATTAACGGGGGCGACATCGGCCTATCTGACCGCCAACAACGCTATGCGAAGGCGATGGCGGCGTTGGGTGGCAAGATCGACACCAGTGCGCCTGCCGCCGCTCCTGCGGCCTCTGGCGGCACTCTGCGCCGTGGCTCCAAGGGTGACGACGTAAAGCGCATGCAGGCCAAGCTGGGCCTTGTAGCCGACGGCGACTTTGGCCCCGGCACGGAGGCTGCGCTGAAGAAGTGGCAGGCAGCCAACGGTCTGACCGCTGACGGCGTGGCTGGCCCGAAGACCCTTGCCAAGTTACTGGGGTAGAGATCATGCACGCTGACGCGGACATGACACCGAGACAGCAAGAAGCCGTCGAGGCGGTTAAGCGTCTCGGCAACGTGACCGCTGCGGCCAAAGAGATCGGCATCAATCGCCGTGACCTTCAGCGTATGCTAAATCGGGCTGGCTATGACGCAGAGACCCGCGCCCAGTATCGCGTAGATCCAGCCATCGCCGACAGCATGGCCGCAGTTGGCACCAACCTGACGCCGTCGCTGGCATGGGTGAAAGTGCCGGCCAAAGACGATGAGCCGGGCTATTCCGTGATGCTGCGGCCCGATGGCGAGGCTCCAGAGGCCGTCGCCGAGCGCATAAGAGCGGCGCTGGAGGGGATGGTGCCTGCCGCGCCTGTGGTGGCCCCAGAAACCGTCATGGCCGATCTGTGCGCCGTTTATCCGCTGATGGACGCGCACGTCGGCATGATGGCGTGGGGACGCGAGACAGGCGCGCAGGATTATGACCTCGGCCACGCGGCCAAAGACATGCGGCACGCCTTCGCCAAGGTGCTGGCGCTGACGCCTGCCGCCGAGCAGGCCGTCCTGCTTATCGGCGGCGACTATTTCCACAGCGACGACACGCGGGCCGAAACGCCAGCCAACCGCCACAAGCTGGACGTGGACGGGCGTTTCTTCAAGGTGCTTGACGTTGGCATCGGCATCATCGCGGAAACCGTCCACCAGCTTCTGCAAAAGCATTCTCGCGTGCTGGTGCGTGTGCTGCGCGGCAACCATGACATTCACTCCAGCATGACGCTCAACTTCGCGCTGGCCGAGCGTTACCGCAATGAGCCTCGGATCATGGTTGAGAAAGAGCCGCGCGATTTATTTATGATGCAATGGGGCAAGTGCGCGATCTTCGCCCACCACGGGGACAAGGGTAAGCCCGCGCAGATGGCGCTGTATCTATCCGACGTATGCACCTTCTGGTCGCAGACGCGCCACCGCCATTACCTGACAGGCCACGTCCATCACGATCAAGCAAAAGACCTTGGGCCGCTGCGGTTTGAGAGCCTGCGTGCTTTCTGTCCGCCTGATGCCTACGCCGCTGGCATGGGTTACGGCGCGAGGCGTGCATTGCAGTCTATCACCTTCCACAAGCAGGACGGGCTGGTGCTGCGTGCGCTGGACCCGATTGACCGTGATGAAAGATAAGCTGCCCATCGCATCCTGGCGCGTGACCCGCGACGGTTTGATGGTGACGATCAATCAGTATCACGGCGTGATACCATTCGGCCAATTCGGAGGCCTGGTGCTGGCTTTGGTCAGCAGGATGAAGGATCGTGAGGGGCGCGATGGTGGATGATAAGCCGTAGCGCAGTCTGATCTTCGACCAATACAAAACCGCAGGTTTCGTGTGCGCCCCTCGACGATGTTTTTAGCGGGTCAGCTTAACGCCTGCAACCGCTTTTGGTGCTGGATTTTAGCCAATGCTTTCTCGACTGCCGCCGGGCTGGCCGACCAGATGGCTGGCGTCTTTGGTTTCGGTTTTTCAACCGTCTCCTGCCAGAAGCGGCTGCGCGTTGACGGCATTTGCGGATCGAACTTCGACAGTGCCAGTTCGATCCCGAACCTTTCGCATGCTGCCGCGATGCTGCTCCGATGCATGCCAAAGCGACGGGCCGCCTGAGTTATATTGAGGCCCAAATCCTTTGCCTCTTGGATCATATCACGGGTTATACGTTTTTTGCCCCACATAGGCATTGTCCTTTATCCTGTTGATTTCTGGTAGATTTTGCTCGGCCATGTATTTCAATAGCTCGAACTGTTCGATGGTCAGCCACCAAGCCGGGCATTTGACATATCCCGCCAGCCTCAAGGCTCTCGCTCCGGGGCTGTTGGAGGGGTCACGCGGCATCGTCGGCCTTCACATTCGCCCGCAGATACAGCCGCTTCGACCCGGCCCCGCAGGTCGGGCATTTGGTTTCGCGGACCAGCTTGGTCAGCTTCCGCGTGTCCATCGGGAAGACCGCATCGGGGGTGCTGAAGTTGGTTTCGCAGTCTCCGCAGCGGAAGTGCATGCGCTTGTCTAGGTCGGTCATGGCAGCATCTCCACCTCAACGGGCATGGTGGTGCATTCCATGCTGTAGTCGTAGTCGAGGGCATCGCCCACGGGCACCATCGCCTTCTTGCAGGCTGCTTCGGTCAGGAACGGGATGCCGTAGGTGCTGCCGTCGAGCGGGCCGCCGTGCATCGTGATCCAGAGGATTGCGACGTATTCGATCATCTCTCTCTCCCTAGTGCTTCGTTTGCGTGCGATGATCTGCATCGTACACATCCGCACTTGCCCGCAGGCTGATCGAAATATCCTTGTGGCTCATGCCGCTCGTCTTTCCGAGGATGTATATCATGGCGATCAACTCAGACATGATCTGAGCCGGATCGTCCATGAAGACGCTGTAGATCGTCAGCGTCGTGGCGCACAGTTCACCCTCGTCCATCTCATCCGGCAGGGCATCCAGCAAGTCCTTCAAGTGAGCATCTGTCATGTTGTGACTAAGGCTCATGCTTTATCTCCCGGCAGATCAAAGCAGGTCAGCCGCACGACGCGCCCGGTTGCGAACAACTCGGACAGCTTGTTGGCTACGCTTTCGTCAGACATGTTCAGGTCTTCCGCGATCTCTTCGACAGTGGCGCGACCCTGATCCAGATTTTCCAAGATCAACTCTGCCAACGTATCGCGGCGGCCCTGCGGCTGCGGCGGCTGGATCGGCGCATCATCGTGCAATGCAATGCAAAGCCACGGCGTCTTGTCTGGCTGCTGGATGTTAGGGATCAGGCTGGCCATCATCTTCTTGCCGGGCCGCAGATCGGCGTCCAGGGACAGCTTGCTTGGGATAAACACATTCGCCGTCATGTCTTCCGAGCGGACAGCAAAGGCCGTCTTGGTGGCGAGGATGTTGGTGATTACGATTTCAGTCTGTTGCATCTTGGGCTTCCATTGCTGCGAGTTGTTTTTCGGCGTCACGTTTGTAATGAGCGAGGATGCCGATTTCCTCACCCACCCATGCAGGGCGAACCCCGGTTCCATATTTCCTTTCCAGATCTTCGATCTGCTCCCGCCGCAGTTCGATGTAGGCGAGAAGGTCTTGCTTGCTCATCACATGATCCCCAATCTGTCCAAGGCGAAGTATGATTTCTTGTAGTGCTTGATAAGTCGGTCTACGCGCTCGATCTTGTCTCTGACCTGAATGTGCGGTGTCGGCTGGTCTCCGGGAATATTTGTCAGCGTCTCGCGGTAATCCCACAGCGCGGTCAGCACGATGTGGGTATCCATTGCTCCAAGTTTGACAGCCATCACGCAGCCTCCCCTTTGTCCTTGGGCCACCCCATCTCGCGCAG